AATGCAGCAGGGGATAACGGATTATGTGAGGGCAAATTAGAATGCGCCGACGAACTGGAAGCACTGAGCAAATGAACCAGGACGAAGAAACCATGTGGCAAAAGGCAAAGGCACTCATGGTACTCGGTGCGTTCATGGTGTTTGTATTGTGGATACTGACAGAGATGGTGACGCAGTGACCTGGCTAAGATGGATAGGGGAATGCATGAAGAGGTTTGTAAGTGAGTGGATTCATTAGCCAAGATTGTCTATATTAGGTAAATCGTGGCAAAACAAAAGGCAACCAAACCCCAAGGACAGCAACTGGCGTTCGTTGAGGAGTTCATTGTTGACCACAACGGAACTGCTGCTGCGATCAGGGCTGGATACTCTCCGGGTGGTGCATCGAGGACTGCAACACGACTCCTGACATACCCATACATCCTGGAGGGCATCATCGAGCGAATGGATGCCCGGTCAGAGAGAACCGGGATCACTGCCGACATGGTACTGCAACGGGTCTGGTTACTGGCAAACTTCAATATAGGGAAATTCCTCCGCACCAACGATGAGGGTGTAGCGGTCTATGATTTCTCCGAGGCAACCGAGGAGGACTGGTACTGCATCCAGGAGTACACGGTGGATCAGATCGGGCGCGGTCAGGATGTTATCCCTGCAGACAGGCTCAAGATCAAGACCTACGACAAACTCCGGGCACTGGAACTTGCCGGCAGACACGTTGATGTCCAGGCATGGAAGGATCGGATCGACTTTGCCGGCAGGGTGATGGTGGAGAAGGTGGAGAGGGTCATTGTCACTACAGCAGACTGACACCACGCTACAGATTCAGACAGCAGGGGTATTCCTGCCCTTGCTCGAGCCAGCCCGTTACAAGGGAGCATACGGTGGCAGGGGCTCAGGCAAGTCATACTTCTTCGCAGACAACGTCATTGACGAGGCACTGTGTAAGCCGGGTCTCCGGGTGGTGTGTATTCGAGAGGTACAGAAAGACCTCAAGGATTCAGCGAAGAGACTGATCGAGGATCGGCTCAAGTTCCACGACCTGGGCGAGAACCAGGGTTTCAAGATATTCTATGACCGCATCGTCACCCCGGGCAACGGCATCATCGTCTTCCACGGGATGCAGGATCACACTGCTGAGTCTATAAAAAGCCTGGAAGGATTCGATGTTGCGTGGGTTGAGGAATCTCAGACATTATCATCACGCTCCCTCGATATGCTCCGTCCGACCATCCGTAAGGAGAACTCCGAGATATGGTTCAGTTGGAACCCAAGGCGCAAGGTTGACCCTGTTGACGTTCTATTGAGGCAGGGGACACCACCGACCAATGCCGTGGTGGTCAGGGCAAACTGGGATGACAACCCGTGGTTTCCCAAGGTACTCGAGCAGGAACGGCAGGACTGCCTATCCAGCCAGCCGGAGAACTACGAGCATATCTGGGAAGGCGACTATGTCGGTGTCTCACAGGGCGCCTACTACGCCAAGCAACTCGCGGTGGCAAAACGAGAACACCGCATTGGACGGGTCGCGCCTGATCCCCTGCTGACCATACGCCTGTTCGCTGATATCGGTGGAACCGGGGCAAAGGCAGATGCATTCGTCTTCTGGGTGGCACAGTTCATCGGTCAGGAGATCAGGATCCTGGACTACTACGAGGCGCAGGGGCAAGACCTGGCGACACACCTCGCGTGGATGCACCACGAAGACCGCAAATATACCAAGGAACGGGCGCAAATCTGGTTACCCCATGACGGTGAGACCCACGACAAGGTCTACTCGGTCAGTTACGAGTCAGCGTTCAAGGACGCAGGCTACAAGGTGACCGTGATCCCGAATCAGGGCAAGGGTGCTGCCATGAAGCGCATCGAGGAAGGTCGCAGGCTGTTCCCGCAGATGTGGTTCGACCAGGAGAAATGTTCTGGTGGTCTTGATGCTCTGGGGTGGTATCATGAGAAAGTTGACACGGTTCGCAACATCGGACTGGGACCGAATCATGACTGGGCAAGTCACGGGGCTGATGCATTCGGGTTGATGGCTGTAGCGCACAAAGTACCCAGACCAGCTGGGGCAAAGGCAGAACGGATCGTATTTAAAGGCTGGAGTTAACACAGAGAGCAGGAACATGGACTTCAAAAAACACGCAGATGTACTTGTTGGCTTAACCGCATCCCAGAATGCCGACATCGACAACCGGGATGCCTGCCGGGAGGCGCACCTGTTCCTGGACAAGCGTGACGGTCAGTGGGAGCCCTACTGGTGGACGGCAATGGAGAAACGTCCCCGGTATACATTCGACCAGACCGGACCCATCGTTGACCAGATTGCTGGTGAGATGGATCAGGCAGACTTCAGTGTCACGGTCAAGCCGGCAGGGGGAGAGACCACAGAGGATGATGCTGAGTTGTTCGATGGCATGATCCGCAACATCGAGAACGTCAGCAGCGCAGCAGATATCTATGGGTTGGCGGCACGGGGGATGATCACTGGCGGTATTGACGGGTGGCAGATCAAGCACAAGTACGTTGACGATGACTCGTTCGACATGGACCTGGTGATTGAGCCCATTGCAAACTTCGTTGACTCCGTATGGTTCGACCACTTCACGAAACCCGATGCATCGGATGCCAAGTGGGTGGTGGTACTCGAAGCGATACTCAAAGATGATTACGATGAACGTTGGCCGGAAGGTTCCGGCGCCTCGGTGGACGAGTCGCGCCTGTCAGAGGCGTATTACAACAAGCATGAGCAGGTAGTCATCGGTCAGATTTACTACATCAAGCAGGTTGACCGGGAACTGTTGCTGATGAGCAATGGCAGTGTCCTGGAACGCTCAGATGAGACTGAGTCGATCATCGATGAACTGGAACTGGCAGGGATAACCATCGAGAAGGAACGCACCCGCAAGAAGGATGTGGTGATGTCGCGGCTGTTCGATGGCAACGACTGGCTGAACGAGGAGCAGAAAACGGTATTCAACCAAATCCCTGTGATCCCATGCATTGCCAACTTCAAGATATTCGAGAACAAGTTGATCTACCGTGGTGTGGTCGAGAAGTTATTCGATGCCCAGCGGGTATACAACTACTCCAAGTCCCGTGAGGTAGAGGAGGTCGCGCTGTCGCCCAGGTCGAAGTACTGGATGACACCGGCACAGGGCGCGGGACACTCGGACACACTTTCTACCCTGAACACCAACGCTGACCCGGTGCAGTTTTATAACAACGACCCGGATGTCCCCGGTGCGCCACAGCAGAACGGTGGCAGCCCGATCAACCCGGGACTGAAGACGGTCTCCGATGATATGCAGATGATCATGGGTCAGACGGCTGGACTGTTTGCCCCCAACATGGGCGACAACCCCAACCTGCAATCGGGTGTGGCAATCAAGTCACTGCAGCGCAAGGGCGACACCAGCACGATCAAGTACTTCAAGTCACAGGAACGGGCAATCGCACGGACGGGGAGGATCCTGGTGGATGCGATCCCGGTGGTCTACGACACAACCCGTCAGATCAGGATCATGAAGGAGGATGGGCAGTTCGAGATGACCGTCCTGAACCAGGTCATGTTCGACCAGAGCACGATGCCACCGACCCCGGTCATGATTCACGATGTCAGCAAGGGCAAGTATGACGTTACCTGCAGTGCGGGTCCGGCATTCCAGAACCGGCAGGAGGAGACTGTTGATGCAATCGTCCAGATGGGCGCAGTTGATCCGAGCATCATTGAAACTGGTTCGGACATCCTCTTCAAGAACATCGACAGTCCCGGCATGGACTTACTGGCAGAACGCAAGCGTGAGCAGTTATTTGAGGCCGGGATGATCCCTGAGAAGCAGATGACTGATGAGGAACAGCAAATCTATCAGCAGAAGCAGCAGGAGCCCCAACAGCCTGATCCGGCGATGGTATTGGCACAGGCAGAGCAGGGTAAGGCCGAGGCAGAAAAGGGCAAGGCCAAGGCTGCAGCGGACAAGATTCAGATCGAGGCGTGGGCAGTCCAGCAGGAGCAGGCACGGAAGGATGCCAAGGAGCAGAGGGATACCCAGCAGCAGATGTTTGACCAGATGATGGACAGGTTCTCCAAGTACGTGGTCAACCTCGAGAAGTTGGTCAACTCGATTGGACCTGGAACGCTCACCCTACAGAGTGGGGAGTTGGTTGATCAGGCGCAGCGAGGTCAGCAGTAATGTCTCTGCTTGCCGGCATCCCCAAGGAACGCAACTCACTGTTGTCTGGCATTCCAACGTGGCTCAAACCCAATATTGACCTAGAACGAGACATCGCGATTGGCGAGACACTGCTCGACCTGGCGGGTAATACATTCTTCGATATAGGCGCAATCGGCGCCGAGGCACTGCAGGACCCTGGTCTGGTGGTTCGTGGGGTACAGCAGGCACTGTCCGGGAATGATGAACTGGTGGAACTGTTCCAGGCACGGAGGGCAGAACGCAGAGGCAGGCTGCCCACATTCACACCATCAAAATCGACTGCTCGGGTCCAGCAGTCCGCACTCCAGAAGATCGTGCCGACAGTCAAGAGACTGGCACGGGCATATCCTAACGAGGCACAACTCGCATCCGACCTCATGAATGACCCCGCGATCCAGACGGTGGGTCAGATGATGGAGACGTTCGGCCTGCCCGTGCTGCGTACAGCCCGGGGAATACAGAAGGGCATTCAGGCTGACCTGGCGAGACCCAGAACACTGGGTGATGAACTGGGTGGGTTATTGATATCGGAGACTCGACCTGGGGCAGATGTCGCCATGACCGGGTGGCACGGGTCACCACACCTGTTCTCTGATTTTGATATGAAGAAGATGGGAACTGGCGAGGGGGCTCAGGCATTTGGTTGGGGGGTGTATATCGCAGAGAAACCGGGAACAGCGGAATACTACCTTCCGAAAGGTAAGGAAGTGGTGAGACTGGACGGGGAAGATATAGATTATTCCACCTTCGCAAACGACAAAACAAAATCCGATGCACTTGGTTTGGCACTAGATTTTGATAGCATCGAGGATGCGGTCAGAACTATAAAAACAAAGGATTATAGTAATGCGCCTTGGTTGAGCAGTGGGAAAGGTTACAAGGACATCACCCCAGATATCGTGGAAACACTGGAATCATGGGTCGGTAGACTGGAAATGAAGTCTGGGGGTCACCTCTACGAAGTAGACATACCCGATGAGAAGATAGCCCGGATGCTGGACTGGGACAAGCCACTGAGTGAGCAACCGGACAATGTCAAAAGGGCACTCATGTCATCAGACATTGATTATGAGTTCCCGGGGTTTAGCGAGAAACCATCATGGATGGATAGTGGCACTTGGGCAAAAACAAAAAAGACAACAGCCGGTGATGTATACGAACGTATGGCGAGGGATACTGACGGTGGCGCAGAGGCGGTTTCCTCATATCTATTATCTAAAGGCATACCCGGCATCAAGTACCTCGATGGCACATCGCGCAAGGCCGGGGAAGGCACTCGGAACCTAGTGATGTTCGATCCACAGGACACCAGGATCCTGTCGCGGAACGGTGAACCTCTCAAGCAACCACCCAAGAATGCCACCGTAGGCGAGGCTCTGCCGTTCCAGGTCCGACCAACGCAGCAGGGGACGATATCACGGTCTCAACCTCGGACTAATGCGTGGCAAAAACAGCAGGCCACCGCAGAAAGGATTCGAGGCAAGCGTAACAAGCGCAGTGGCGTGTACCTTGGAGCGCCTAAACACATCGACACCCCGCAGAAGAAGGCCGGTCTGGTGACCGCATACGCTAACAGAATTGAAAAGGCACTGGATAACGGTGTTAATCCGGGCTACTTCTATGCTGAAGGTCGACAGGCTATACGAGATATATCTGAACCCGGTGAAGGGATAATTACTGCCCTGGGTACTGGTGTGACTAGCACAATGACCGGTCCGCGCGGAAACATGAACAACCTAACACAGGGCGCCGAGCAGTTATCCATGCAGGGACCGGAATCGGTCGCTACAACGCTATTCCCGAATGCCTCTCGGGCCGAGGTTGTTGCAACACTAAGCCCAGACAAGGAGACACCCTGGTTGGGGTACAAACGCGAACGGTACTCGAATCTGCTGGTCCCCGAAGAGGATCTGCCTGATTATCGTCCACCAGGCAGCATGTTGGCGCCGAATGATCGGTGGGAAGGCCGCGCTGTCGGATTCAATGGGCCGCCATCTGGTGAACTGCAGGTATCGTGGAATGATGAGATACGCGAATTGGCTCTTGCTCGGGTCAATAAGCGGCGAGCGGCGGCGGGTAAAGACCCACTGAATATCGAGCAGGCGCAGGAATTGCATTGGGCGCAGATACGCGCTGACTCTGAAGGTCGGTCACCTACGATCAGGCCAGAAGACACCATTGGCGGATCGTTGGACAGACTGGTATACCAGCACTCCTGGGAGTCAATGCCGGGTAAGACATCTGGTCATAATCCAGAGGTTGGAAAGTCGGTCACACCAGAGCAGTATCACAGTGAAATCAAACCACTGCTGATCGGTCCAGACGGCAAGGACATATTGGTACGAGGCATGGGCGCCAGATACCAGCGCCCAGCATTTGACGCACCTGGGGAGTTTGAAGGCCAGTACTCACCGAGTACCCAGTCACAGTCGTTAATCGCCCAGACGGATTCACGTGGACTCCTGCCGCAATCACGGGCCAGGGTGGAAGGCACGGAGGCAGTCAGGTCATATATCCTGGCTCAAGATGCTGATGCCGGCAGTGTATTTTCGCCGATGACTAACCCGAGCAACAAATGGAACGCCGTTGCTTATGATACTGGAGCCACAGCAGACCAGGCCACCTTAAAAGCCGTTAATGCTGCCATCACGAAACAGTTTGGCGCCAAGGCTGCAGAAGATATAGTCGTTGTTCCATCCGCAAAAGGGATCAAGGTATTCCATCCATTCGCCGGCAAGGAATTTAGGGATGGAATGGATCTTGTGGACAAAAATATTGGCGAGATTACCGGCACAGATGGTGTCAAGGGTCTTAGCCAGAGCCATTACAATGAACTTGGATGGAAGACCGGCACAGCCACAAAAGACATGCTCAAGATATTGGATAACCCGGACGCACCGATGTTGCTGAAACACGCAGACAGCAAACAGATTCGGCAGTTAATGGGTGCGTTCGCAGATAAATACGACCAGTTACTGGAGGCAGGAATGTCGCCCAACCAGAAACTGGTCGATGTGCTTAAGACTTGGCGGGACCAGGGTCTGCCTGGTGTGCGCCGGATGGTGAAGGCTGGTCTAGCGCCGGCTTTAGCGTTGACGGTTCTTTCTCAGCAACCTTCTGAGGGTTCTTGATGTGCCGGTCAGGAAATGATGTGCCTGCGCTGAATGCCTTCGCGAACAGTTCGTAATACCGTGGATTTTCTGGACCGATAAGTGCCATGATGATACTCCTTGGTTCCCCGGTTGGGGCGCATCATTGTTACCACCTTGCCAAGTGCAGGTTGGTGCGGGTCTTAACCGCTCTTGATGCTCAGGTAAATTATAGCACACAACTGAACGGGACAGTTTCCCGGCGATTAAAATAGGAAAGAAAGATGGACCCATTAGCATTGTTACACATCATTGCAACATCAGTGGCAGGGGAACACGTTGAGGTAGACGCAGAGCCCCAGGACTCAGGTATCACGATTGACTCCGGCGAGGATGCCGGTGAAGAGAACGAGGAGGTCATCGAGGGTGAGGACAAGCCAGAGGCAGATGCCAAACCGGACGATGCGCCAGAGGGTGAAGAGGCACCCGAGATCGATCCGGATGACCCGGAGGGATTTCAGAAACGGCTGAATGAAAAGCACAAGCAATTCAAGACTGCAGAACGCGAGGCAGAGGACTTGCGGCAGGAACTGGAACTCGCTAGGTCACTACTACCCAAGGACGAGCGGCCAGAAGTGCCAGAACTGCCTGACCCGTATGGTGAGGATTTTGAGGGCAAGATGCTCCTCTACACCGAGGGAGTCCAGAAGGTGGCAGAGTACGATGCCCGGGTTGCATCTGCGAATCAGGCACACCAGGATGCGGTGGCAGCAGAGCAAAGGCGGCAGGGTGAGGCGCTGCAGTTAACCCTCACCACATACACGGAACGGGGTGAGAAACTGGGCATTAAACCGGATGACCTGGCGGTTGCCGGCAACGCTGTTGCACAGATGGGTATCAGTGACGCACTGACCCAATACATCCTGAATGACGATCAGGGACCACTGATCACGGCATACCTCGCCAGGAACCCGATTGAACTGGATGCCCTGAATAAGTTGAACCCAATGCAGGGTGCGGTTAGAATTGCAACTGTAATACGTGGCAAACTGAAGACCCCCAAGGGTGGTTCAGGTGCCCCAGAGCCACCCGAGACACTGGATGGTGGTGGGGTACAACCATCTAAACGTGGTCCCAAGGGCGCAACGTTTGAATAGGAGTACGACAATCCTTTAATTGTCGGCAGAACTATTTGCTGCAAAACCCGGGGACAACCCCGGGTAGACCCGAAAGGGGACGGAAGTCAGCAACCGTATAGGATATTTTTATTAACTTACGGAGGCCGACATGGCTAATAGTTTTGACTCCAACTTTACCCGAAAACTTGCCCGGGTATTCCTCGAGAAATTCGAGTCTTCACGGGTACACTCCAAAAACGTCAACACCCAGTTACTGAAGGGTCGGTTTGATCCGGCATCCGGTGACAATGTTGACTTCAAACGCCCCACTGACTACGTGTCAGTGAGAACTGCTGCTGGTGATGTCTCAGGGTCCAGCCCGAGTGATATCGTCACAGGCAAGGCAACTGGTACTGTCCAGAACTACTTCACCGCATTTGTTGACTTCAACGAAGCGGACGAAGCGATCAAGATGGATCAGATCGACCAACTGCTTGCACCACTCGCAACCCGCATCTGTACCGACCTGGAACTGGATTTTGCATCGTTCATGATGAAGAATGCAGCACTCCTGGCTGGCACGGTGGGTACGGCAGCATCAACGTGGGATCACATCGCAGAAGCCGGCGCAGTTATGCAGGCGACTGGTATCCCAAGTGATAACCCGTGGTGTTACACGGTCAACCCGTTCACACAACGCAACCTTGCAAGTAACCAGAGGTCTCTGGGCGCTGGTGGTGTTGCTGGTGGACTGATCGACTCAGCCCATAAAAAGGCGACCATCGTTGAGGGTTTCGCCGGGTTCAATTCGGTTATGA